GCATTCCGGCGTGACAAATCTGCCATCGCCTTCGTGTTCTGACGTTGAATGTTGGCCATAGTCTCGGCGTTCTGGCGAGCGATTTTTGATTGAACTTCAGCGTTGAGAACGGCGGTCTTTGGATCGACACCCTGCTGAATCGCCATCGCTTGCTGTTGCTGAGCCATTGCCTGAGACTGTTCCTGAATCAACTGGCCAAGCTGCTCAATCGTCTGGCTAAGCATTTGGAGCTGTTGCGCGTATGCATCAACTTGGGGGCGGCGTGAAGGATCGGTAGATAGGCGCTGCAAGTGCTGTTGAACATGCTGACCGATGCCTTGGAGGAAGAGGACAATCTCTTGCGGATTTCCGCCCTGCTGGAGCGATGCGGCAGCCTCGTTCGCAGCCGCCAGATGCGTGTCGATGTGAATAATGTGGCTCTGCGTATCCGTGACGATTGGCATGTTGCCCTGGCGCAACGATGAATGCTCCAGAACAGCGAGAGCAGCCTGATCCTGAACGCGAGCAGACTGCATCTGGGTCGGCAAATAACGATCAACCATTTGTTGGCCAACCTGAGCGGCGATGTAGTCTTTGAGCAGGTTGATCTTTCCGCCTTCGGGAAGAGAACCGGAAAGTCCGAGCAAAGTTCCAAGAAGCTGCTGCTTAGCAAACTGAGAACCTTGGCCGACCGTGCGAGTCGCCTCGACGTAATCGATGTCCATCATTGCCTGAACCGGAACACCACGCTCCTTGCATCGACGCTGAAACTCGATGGCATCTTTGTCCGACTTTGTAATCGGGTTCAGATTGGGGTTTGAGGCGCGGTTGTACCGCTCTTCGAAGAAAGAATCCAACTGGTTGTAATACCGGCTCAACTGCGTCTTACCGATTGCTGACTGCTGTGCCACGATGGCTTGGACTTCGGTAGCAGTGCGAGGATTGCCCTGCGGCTTGTTGAGCGATTGGCGATACTGAGAGAGGTTGCCCTGAAGAACATTCTCAAGGTCCGCGTTGACCGCCATAGGAGCGTCCAGAACGCCAGCAATGTTCTGCTGAATGACTTCGTAGTCGGGAGGGAGAATAGCATACGGTCCTTGCTGAACGACGCTCGTCTTGTTCAGAGCGTTCGGATTGAGGGGGCGGAAGAGAATCTGGGTGCGAGCGAATGCGCTATCGACCATCGAGCAGCGCAGACGATTCTTCAGTTCCATTGCCTGGAGCATCTTGATGCCCAAGCCTTTGACGCCGTGATGCTCGCCATCGCCACGGTCGTAGTACATCGGATGGATGACCTGCTCCCACCGACTGAAGCGACGCAGCTTCTTGTACATGAAATCCTGACTGTCACGCTCATCGATGATGACATGGCTGATCTGGCCATCGAACTCCTTGTAGAAGATGTGGCACATCAAGACCACCTCGGAGCGAGCCGAGAACGTGATGTCGTTCGAGCGAAGCTGACGTTGGAAGAACTCCCAATCGTACTGAACGCCGGAGCGATACGGCTCGGGCATCGCAGCGCGAATACGCTGGCGAACGTAGTCCACGTTCCAACCGGCGGCGCGAGCTGCCTCCTCATCTTGAATCTTCTCGAAAAGATCATCGACACCCATGCGGGTTCGGACAGCAGCCACTTTCCAGTCGCTGACGTTTGACTTGGTTCCATCTGGAACGAGAAGATCCGTCGCCATGATGGCCTTACACCGCCAATCGGTGCTGTCTTCGAAAATCAACGGGCCATCACCAATGAGAACCATCTCGCGCTGTGAGAGCTGCATGAGGTAGTCGAAGTCTTTGTCCATCTTCTGAAGACGGTCGAATTCCTCGGTAATGATCTTCGACCACTCTTCCCGCTTATCCATGTCATTGCCGTAAGCGGTGCGAATGTTGGCGTAGGTCGGAACCTCGGCGAACACATCGTAGAAGGCAGACATGGCCAACGTGAGGAACGCTTCCGATTCACGGAAGTTCACATTGGTTCGGAAAGCTTGGTTGTTACGACGCAGTTCGGCGGGATTGTACGGAGGGTTACCATCAACAAGACCGCGCAACTTGGCGCGCGTCACGTTCCGCAACTGATCGGCCATGATCAGCTTCTGGAAAATTTCGCGAGCTGATGCCGCATCGGCTATGCGCGTTTCAGGCGCTTTGCCGTTTTCGTTGATGGTTTCAAGCGGCAGTTGGACTAGGTTTCCGTACATGGTCGTTTTTTCCAGCAGTGAGCCGGAAGGTTTTCGTTCTCTGTAGCGTCGGTAAATTTATGGAGTGTTTCAATGGGAAACCACACCATGCTCCTGATAAAGCAACCACAAAATTCACAGCTCTGAACCTGCTCATCATACGGCGTATTTCCATGTTGTGAGAAGGTTTTTACGGCGTCTTTTAGAACGCGAGCATTACATCCAGTGCATCCGAGCGGCTTCCGGTTGAAACGGCATCCTGAACAGATGTTTGCGCGTCGATTGGCCTCTGCCTGATCGACTTTTCCGCCGCCGACTGTCAGTCCATGAAGCAAACTCATGCTGAATCGGATGACATCTCCAATTTGCAGCGATTTTCGGCCTGCTGGCTTGGGAATTTCAACTTCGTTGTAGGCGCAATCAGCTCCGTTTTTGCAGATAAATTCCAACATCAAAACGTCAAGATTTGACGGAAATTCGATGGCGTTTGCTTTGTAATGATTGCGTACAAACTCATGGAGTTGCGGCCATGAACCTGCCGTAACCTCAATCCCAGTCTCTGGAACGCGGTAAAACCACCCGCCGGGAAGGCCAAGATGATCGTTTAATAGCTTATATCCAGCGTTTAATCCGTATGTCATAAGTCATCGTGATAGATTGAATCAGCATCTTGAACGAGCTTTTCCCAGACTTTATCCATTCTGGTTGCTCGCGGTTCGAGGACAGCGGTTTTTCGAACTAGATCAAGCAAGACTGTAGCTGCGTCGGCCAAGTCAGGCGATTTGCCGGTTCGCTGCTTCATCACGGTCTTGGATTCGACCGATATCTTCCGCTTGGAATCGTCGAACATGCGCGCGCAGAACTCCTGAAGAGTCTCGATGTCCATTCCTCCAACACGCTCCTCGACAACCCATTTACGCATCGAGAACCACAGTTCAGTCACCTTGCGGTCGTATGCCTCATTGCATGGCCGACTGTCTTCATCGCTGACAGGGATGGTTGATGGCGAACCGCCGAACTCAGTGCGATGAACGACGCCCCATTCGCGAGTCAAGATGTCGGCCAGCCCACCGCCTTCACCACTTGAATCCAGACCAAATTTGTCCGGTGGAACGCCGCGCTTGTTGCATTCTTCTTTAACTCGATTGGCTATCTGGTAATGCACCGGCTCCGTTAGCTGAGCGTTGACGGATATGTGGATGATGTCCTGAAAAAGTATGCTGACCTTGTCGTTTGCCGTGCCAACCTTGGCAAAGCGAAGAACGCATCTGTCGCCACCAAAGCCTGGATCAAGAGCGGCCACAACCTGAACATTTGTGGTAAACGTCAACTTTCTTGTAGGTGTGTGCGTCTCGATCAGTGATTCGGACAACACCGTCTTGACCATGCCGTCAGGACTCCAGAATCCGCGAGTGTACTTCCAGAACGTAGGGCTTTGCTCACCCTCATGTCGCATAGCGGATAACACCTGATCATGCGTTATAAGGTATGGGTACTTCGTTCGCCCTTCGCTGATGTTGGGCGACTTCATGCCGTCGAACCGTCGGCACATGCCGCGTTCAGTCAGCCAATGCTGATCTTCAATCGTTACACTACGCCAACCCTTTGCCGGTGTGCAGAATCGACCGTGTGGGTCGTACTTCGATGCCGGATTACCGATGACCAACATCTTAAACTCGCGGCAACCCTTGGAAAGGTTCGTGCAAGCCTCGAAAGCTGCTTCGGGCGTGTCCGTCGCTTCGTCGACGATGACCATCACACGCTCAGCGTGGATACCCTGGATGTTGGCCACTGCCTTCGAAGTGTTGCCTTCGGCGACGGCAATAGCTGAAATCGAGTGCCGGTCGTCGCCCTTAATGGCCTGAAGCGCCATCTTCGAATCGACCATATTGCCAGGGAATCCGCGCGATTTTCGAACAAGATCCTGAAGATTGGCCCACATACGCTTTCGAATCATTTTTGCCGTTGTGGACGTAAGAACGACGGTCGTCTTGGAAGGGTTTGCCAGCCACCAGACTGTCGCAAAAAGCGTTGCTCCGAAAGTCTTTCCGCTCGCGCCGCATCCCGCCCAGCCAACGTAGTCATGTTCGCAGAGACTTTCGACTTGAGCCTCCAGCCACGGGTTCCAGCTCATCTTTGGCCATAACATTTTCGTGGCGTTACGAAAATGATCGAAAGTGCCTAATCCACCCTCGTTTGGCTGAAGTCGATTTCGGAATGCGTAAAGCTCTAGTTCAAGGTCAGGAATCTTGACCGGAGAACGAATTCCATACTTGTGCTGAATAAGTTGATGCTCTGTGGTTTGATCCGCCATTTTGACCTTGCGTTAAAGAATCATGGATTCAGAGTTTTAGGAAGGTTATGCCTTCGCAACCATACTTCGGTTCATCCTGCTCGTCGCCATGCGCGACAACGGCAACCGATTGCCAACCTTCCGGTGATAATTGCGCTGTAATCGGCGTGATGACCATCAAAATTGGCGAGGAATACTCCGTTTCTCTTTTTGTTCCCGCAAATCTTCCGATTTCCTGGGTGGGCATTGTTGGGTATTCCCAAATCAGAGATTCGTCTGGTGTGCTGCTCTACAATTTTGGAACGATTTCTGGTGCGATTGATGGAAGCGGAAACGCGACGATCCTTTTTATTGCGCCTGGATCGGCCACGGCAAATTGGCCTGCTGGAACGTACTACGTTGATTTTTCGTTCCAAGTTGTTGGGACGTTTGGCCCTAAAACGACCGGAACCTACAAACTCATCGTCTGTGACGGAATCACAGTCGCGCCATGAGCAGCTACGACATCTCCATTCAATTTGACGGAGCTGGAGTCGTATCAACGATTTCCGAGAACGAGCTGGATTACACGCTCAACCTCGTAAACGTCGTCTATTCAACTCCGCCAATTTCAAGCATCGGGATTTCAGGCGGAAGCACAGGGTTGACCGTGGCCAACTCCCCGTTGACGGCAAGCGGCACGATGACCATCGGAGGAACTCTTGCTGTTGCAAGCGGAGGAACTGGTGCAATTACAGCCGATTCCGCTCGATCAAATCTTGTCGCTCAAAAAACCATAACAAGCGGAACGTCATCACCATCTGGCGGATCTGATGGGGATATTTACCTTCAATACATCTAATCTATGGCAGACAACGTGGGATATACGCCCGGGACGGGTGCGACAGTGGCTGCTGACGAAATCGCAGGTGTTTTGCATCAGCGTGTTAAGATCGGCATTGGAACCGATGGCTCTGCTACCGATGTCTCGTCAAGCAACCCGATGCCGGTTACGGGAACCGTTACGGCTAACACTGGGCTGTCTCAGCCGCTGACGGATGCACAACTGCGAGCGGCTACGGTTCCAATTTCTGGAACGGTGACGGCAAATACCGGTTTGTCTCAACCTCTGACGGATAGCCAGCTTCGAGCCGCAGCCGTTCCGGTTAGTGGTACTTTTTTTCAAGCCACTCAACCTGTCAGCATCGCATCGTCTGTTCCTGTTACTGGTCCGTTGACGGACGCGCAGCTTCGTGCGTCGACTGTTCCGATTTCTGGAACGGTGACAGCTAACACTGGGTTGAGCCAACCATTGACCGACGCTCAGCTTCGCGCTTCTGCTGTTCCAATAAGCGGAACCGTTACTGCCAACACCGGACTTACTCAGCCTCTTACCGACACGCAACTCCGTGCAGCGGCTGTCCCCGTTAGCGGTCCGCTTACTGACACGCAACTTCGCGCCACTGCGATTCAAATTCAAGGCACTGTCAGCGGAACGGCTGTTCCGGTCAGCGGCACTTTCTTCCAAGCCACGCAGCCGGTGAGTGGCACAGTGACGGCAAACACCGGACTTTCCCAACCGCTTACCGATGCTCAACTTCGAGCAAATGCTGTCCCTGTTTCAGTCGGTTCTATTGCGCTTCCGGCGGGGGCTTCCACGCTTTCTGAACAACAGACTCAAACTGGCTGGCTGTCGTCGATTGAACTTGCCACTAGCGTTGGGGCTGCGCGCGCAACAGACATCAACAACAAGACCGCGACTCTTGTTTCCGGTCGAGTTCCGGTTGATGGGTCGGGTGTTACTCAGCCTGTCAGTGGCACATTTTGGCAGGCAACTCAGCCCGTTTCAGCGGCGTCATTGCCGCTTCCATCCGGCGCTTCGACATCAGCGCTTCAAACGACAGGAAACACATCTCTTAGCAACATTGACGGTAAGCTGCCTGCGCTAATAGACGGCTTGATACCAGTTGATGGTTCTTTGGTGGTGCAGCCTATTTCTGTTACCTCACTTCCGCTTCCGTCTGGAGCATCAACCAGTGCGCTTCAAGCTACCGGAAACGCCTCACTTGCATTAATCGCAGAAGATCAAGATGAAGCTGTTGGAGCCATCCAAGCGTTACGAATGGCAATCGACTCGTTGACGCGCACGATTGGAATGGTTCAGCCTGATACCGCTGCTCGTATGCGTGTGGCTGTTGATTCAATTACAGGCGGTTTGACGCTTGGAACAGTAACGACCGTAACCACAGTTTCTACTCTAACCAACCAATCTCAGGTTGGAACATTCGCTGCAAACGATCAAATACCGGCGATGATGCATTTGCCGTACGAAACCATCCGCCGAAACATTTCAGTCACTTAATTTATGTCAACGACAAACGGAAATCGGAAAATCCTCGATCCTAAACGCTGGGATTTTATGACCCCAGCAAACACGGCATCAGTTGCTGGCGCTTGCTACGCAACTTGTCGCCATGTTCGGCAGCAGACGTTTGCCTTTACGAGTGGCACGACCGCCGCCATTTACGATCCTCAAGAAGACGGCTGGGTGTCCCTAGCTTCACCGGCAACTGCTGGTACGTTTGGCGCTGGCGCATCGGTGTGCGCTCACACTTGGTCAACTGGGGCAACCGTTGGTGCTGCATCTCTGACCGCTACCGCCGGAACGACCAGCACCATCACCACAAACCAGACGTTTGCCCGTGATTTGCGTGGGTACAGCATCCACATTCTAAGCGGACCAAATGCTGGCGTAACGCTGGTCATTTCAAGCAACACCATTGGAGCCAGCGGTGTCATCACGGTTCCCACGCAGGCGTCGGCTTTTACTGCCTCAACGGTTTATCGCCTGTTGACTCCACGATGGTATATTGTCAGTGCCGGTACGCTTGCTGCCGGTTCATTCCGCGTTTACGATTGGGCGACAAACACTTATCAAACGCTGTCCAACACCGGTCTTCCGGCGACTCTAGGTACTGATGGCGTCTTGGTTTCCACTCCGTCCTGGTCGGACACGGCCTACCGCCAGTTTGCCACCGGAACGGCTACCAGCGGCACGGCAACGACTATTGTGCGTTCAACGGCCGCATGGACGCCAAGCCAATGGATTAACTATCAGGTCCGAATCACTGCTGGAACTGGCGCTGGACAGATCCGCACCATCACGGCAAACGACGCCACATCGCTAACCGTTGCAACGTGGACCACCAACCCAGATGCAACGAGCCAGTATTCAATCGAGGGTAACGACGACAACGTCTATTACCTCGGGAATAACGCGGTTACGATGTACAAGTACAGCGTATCGGCCAACACTTGGTCTACACTTTCGCCTACAAGCGCTCGCGCCGCTGCTCCATCGACAGGCATGTCGGCTAACTGGGTTGACAACGTCACCGCTTCCGACTGGACAAACGAAAACGTAATTATTAATGGCCGACGAATTTACTCGTTCCAAGGTGGTGGAAGTTCGGCACTGCATTACTACGACATTGCGTTAAATACTTGGGTGACTGTCACCTATTCACCAAGCGCAGAAACATTCACGACCGGATCGAGCTTTGCTTACTACGACGACGCTCTTTACATCCAAAAAGAAGCAACCGGTCGATGGTTTGCGCTTTTCTTTGCCAATTCCGATCTTCGACCGTGGGGAACCTCGCTGTATCCTCATGGTGCTGCCATTGTTGGAAACAAAGCGTTTCAGGCCGTGTACATCGACGGCGCAACGCGCATTCCGTACATTCATTTAATTCTCAATTCACTGACCATCAACCAACGACAAATGGTAATCTAATGAGCATTTCTGAACTTATCGCAGCACTTGAACGTCGCATTTCGTACCTCGGATCTTTGAGGACATCCGCGTCGGCAATCGGCGACATCAAACAAGTTGATGCCATCGACGCCGAAATTGCCGAAGTTCAGACCACGCTCAATAAGCTTCGGGCAGATTAGCGAAAATGCTCCTAACGCTCCTTTCAAATCAGGGGACGGTTGTCAGCAAGCTCTGGATTAAAGTTTCTGGAGTTTGGAGGCAGGCTGTCGTCTGGATAAAGGTGTCGGGAGTATGGAAGCAGTCCACGCCGAAGATTAAAATTGCAGGAACGTGGAGATAAGAGGAGGCTGATTTCAAGATGAGCTGCACAAACCCTGTCATCGTGAATATCCCAGGACCGCGCGGCGCGGCTGGTACGAACGGCACGAACGGGACAAATGGCGTAAATTCGTTCTCTACAACGACCGCCGCATTTTTTGTCCCGGCTCTTGGGTCGAGCGTTGTTGTTCAGGTTTCAAACGCGTCGTTTCTTCCTGAATCCGTTGCTGGTCAGTTTTTTGTTTCGGTTCAAGGATGCGGATACCTGCAAGTTACCGATGTCACGGGATTAAACGTGACGTTGCGAAATCCTGCTGCTGGAGTCTTGAGCATCCCGAATGCTATCCCGACCACGCTCATTCCGTCTGGCTCTCTCGTCACGCTTGCTGGAGCGGTTGGCCCTCAAGGTCCGGCAGGCGCTGCCGGTGGCGCATCGTCGGCTGGAACTTATATCGTCCGTACTCCTGACGCTTCGATTCCGAGTGCCACGGCTCTTAATTCCCTATCTGCTGGTTATGTTAAGACTCAAGGATCTGGTGGATTTGGTGCTGTTTCGACTGTTGCTACTGTTCCTGTAGGCGACATCAGCGGGGTTCTTCCGATTGCAAAGGGTGGAACAAATTTGTCCTCTACTCCAACCAATGGCCAACTTCTCATTGGCAATGGTTCTGGATACACGCTGGCAAGTCTGACCGCTGGTTCGAACGTCACGATTACTCCCGGCGCTGGAACGATTACCATCGCATCTACGGCAAGTGGAGCAGCGTTCAGCTACGTCACGTTTACGCGGATAATTACTTCAAATGCGCCGATAATTTCGGCTCCAGCCAACCCTTTTAATTCAACGACATACCCGTCAACAACTTATTCTGGAATTGACACGGCCTCTGGTTTTACTGCTGCAAACGGAAGATTTACTGCACCTTACGCAGGTTACTACAGGGTAAGCGCACTGCTGCAACTATCGGTAAATAGTGGAGTTTCAAACGTTGTCATACAAATCAGAAAGAATGGTTCACCAATATATAGCTGTCTTCAGTTCACCGCTCCTTTTACTGTTCCAAACGAACAGCCGGTTGCTGTTGAAATAACAGATCAAGCTTCTATTTCTGATTTTTACGAAATCTATTTTTCTACTGCTACAAACAGTCCATTGTTAGCAGTTGGTTCATCATTCTCCATTCAGCGGATTCAGGCTTAAACCATGAGCGAACGCGCACCACGGAGGTACACGGACGGATCTGTCACCTTTGAAGGTGGCATTGATTCCGGTGTCATGCCGTCTGAGGTGGACAAAAATCAGGTGGCGTTTGCGGTGAACGCCAGCTTTCGGCAGAGCTTTATCTCTCCTCGTCCCGGTTTCGTTCAAAAGAATTACAATCTCTGTACGACGATTACGGCAGACAATGCCGAGGTTACGGCGGATCAAACCAACGTGACGGCTGATGGGTGGTCGGAGAATTGTTATGGTTCTCAAAGCCTGACAGGCACATTCCAGTGCGCGCTTCCATACATTGGAGACAATGGTCGGACGTTCATACTGATGCTGATCAGTGGTAAAGTGTGGCTTTACGACTGTCTTCAAAACAACGCCCAGAATCTGACGGTTTCTCCGAGTCTTGAGAATCCTTCCAACCTGCTTGATGGATGGATGGTTCAAGCTGAGAACTTTGTCGTCATTCAGGATGGATTTAGCAGGCCGTTGATTTTCAACGGAACAAATCTGCGCCGCGCAACCGACGACGAAATAAAGACCGGAAAGATGATGGCCTACGTCAATGGCCGCATCTGGTACGCGCTTCCTGACGGGTTTTCATTTCGAGCGACTGACATCGTTTATGGGGATGGAACGCGAGCGAGTGTTCTCAAGGAAACCGAGAACACCTTCCTTAATGAGGGCGGAGACTTCGCGGTTCCGTCGGATTCAGGGGGCATCACAGCAATGGCCGTCCCCGGCAACCCAGATACGTCGCTTGGCCAAGGACCGCTTCTCGTCTTTACCCCGCGATACGTCTTCAGCGTCCAAGCTCCAGTAGATCGTGATGTCTGGAAAAACCTCAACTATCCGATTCAAGCTATCAGTTTGCTAACGAGCGGCGCACTTGGCTCTCGGTCGGCCATCACTGTCAATGGCGATGTTTTCTATCGGTCAGTTGATGGTGTTCGCTCGTTTATCATTGCTCGCCGTTCGTTCAACGATTGGGGAAATACACCCATCAGCAACGAAATCCTGAACATTACCGACAACGATCAGACGAATCTGCTGTGGGCCAGTTCTGCGGTCGTGTTTGACAATCGGTTGCTGATGACTGGACAGCCTCGGTACAGGTCTGATGGAGTCACGCATCAAGCGTTGATGGTTCTCGATTTCGACTTGATTACGTCCTTGCGTAAGAAGTTTCCGCCCGCCTGGGCTGGAATTTGGACCGGATTGAACGTGTTGCAGCTCGTTAAAACTGAGAACGCTTACGGAGACGCTTGTTTCGCAATTGCTCGCGGATCGGACGGTTCAATTCAGATTTGGGAAATCACCAAGTCCAACAAGTTCGACTCAAACCTGTCCGACCCTAAAAAGGAAATTGAGTGGCTGGTTCAGACTCGCGCTTACAATTTTGAACTTCCATTCGGACTGAAGAAACTTGATTCAGGCGACATCTTTATCGATTCGCTAAGCGGATCAGCGGCATTTTACGTCCAATATCGCCCAGATCAATATCCCGGCTGGCTTGAATGGACCGATTGGACTGAATGCGCGATTGTTGATCAGTGTCTGACCGGATTGTGTCCTCTGACAAACTTTCAGCCGCAATACCGGCCAAAAATGCGGTTGCCGACGCCTGCCGATATCCCGTGTAACGAGTCAATCAGCACGCCGACGCGCAATCTGTACGAAGTTCAGCTCAACATCTCGATTTCCGGTTACTGCCGCATCAAGAGCATTCGAGTTCACGCTTACGACGTTCAGGAATCTCCTGTTGGTGAATGCCGGACATACCAGGGATGCAAGGTTCTTGAAGGCTGCGACGTAAATCCTTTCACCTACACATCGGAATAGCATGCCAAACCTAACCCTCATCACGCTTACCGCTCCAAACCTTCCGTTGACGTACTGCCCGTCCAACTACCAGCAGTTGGCCAACGACATCATCAGCGGCACTCAGGCGACGTTCAACAGCGCGATTGGAAACTCGTTCTTTAACTTTGGTTCTACGACTCCTGCGCTGAACAATCAGGTTTATCCGTGGCTCGACGAGAATGGAAATTGGTGGGTGTTCAACGGCGGATATTGGACACGGCAAAATCCGGTTGCAGCCGGAAGTTCTGAACGTCGTATTTTTGTTGGAACAAGCACTGATGTGCTGTCGTACGATGGCGGCGATGGAACTGTCTACTCTGGCAATCCTTACGCCGGTTCGATGTGGCAAGTTGACAATGCGTTTGACGCTCGATTTCCGGTCGGTGTTGGATCTTTTGCCGCAAGCGGTGCGGTTGCCGTTCAAGGTACGACTACGTCCACCTCTGTCGCTGGCGAGGACAAGCACACGCTTGTTACATCCGAGATGCCGTTGCATACGCATCAAATTCTTAATCAGTACATAAATCTCGCCCAACGCGGATCGGCTGATACGAGTTTGTTTAGCGCAACAAATACTGGAGAGGGGACGGCCAATTTGCTGCCAACCACCTCGTCCGGTGGCGATTCGGCACACAACAATCTGCCGCCGTTTTACGGTGTTTACTTTATCAAGCGAACTGGCCGAGTCTATTACACCAAATGAAGCTAATCGTTCAGGACATTCGCTCCACAATCGCCCGTGTCATCGGAGTATGTGTCGATGATGCGCGCGTTTATGATTACATCAATCAAGCGTGTCGAAGGCTTCTGCACAAGGGGTTGTGGGCAGGATCATACGGTCGATTCACGGTTACGACCGTTGATGGGTGCATTACTTGGCCGCGAGCGATTGAAACCATCGAGGCTGTCGCTGACTGCTGCGGAACCGGATCTGTAAGAAATCAATGGTATGAATTTCAAGAAACTGGATTTGGACTTCTTGGAAAATGCAACCCGTGCGCCGGAAACCAGCTTGTTGATCGTGGCACTGTTGTTTCTTACCGTGATTTGTCTGGCGGCAATAACAGCTACATTCGAGTTTACCCTGGCGACGCTTCAGATGTCGGCAAAACAATCACGCTTCAAGGATACGACGCAAACGGTCAATGGATTCGCACTCAATCCGGCGGAGCGTGGATTGACGGCGAAAAGCTGACGCTTGCTCTCCCTTACGTTCAGTCTTCCAAGAAATTTACCGCACTGACTGGCGTCATCAGGGAGGCAACAAATACCGCATCGCGGCTTTACGAGTACAATCAGGCAGTTTTTGCCGAGATTGATCTGGCAGTTTACGACCCTGATGAAACTTTGCCGCAGTATCGCCGTAGCCTGTGGACTGGTCGAAACAGCGATTGCTGCATCCAGACCGTTACGGTCATTGGCAAGATGCGCCACATCAACGCGACGAGCGTCAACGACTACCTTATTCCTCCGTGCGCTGATGCCATCAAGCTGATGGTCATGGCCATTCGCAAGGAAGAGAACGATTTGATTCAGGAAGCAGTGGCCTACGAAGCCAAAGCGGTTCAAGCTGTGCAGGAGCAGACGATGCAGTATCTGGGTGACGCCGTCGCAACGATACGCATGGTAGGCGTCGGTTTGAACGGCGGAGGGTTTTCTCAATGGTTCTGAACCAAAAGGATAATTTATGGCAATAGGACTTGTAGGTTCAATTTTGGGTGGAGCAGGAATTTCCGCAGCGGGAAGCCTGCTTGGCGGGCTTTTTGGCGGAAAGAAGCCAAAGGTTCCAGAATTGAAGCCGATTGATTTTGGTGCAGAACAGCGGCAAGCGATTCAGCAAAACATCGCGTCGCTTGAGCCTGCAACCGAGTTGGCCACCAAGACGACCGCCGCTGAGCAGTCTCAGCTTGAGGCGCAGCTTCGTCGCGCGATTCCTGGCTATGACCAGTTGATTCAACAGGCTGGCAAGAACATTGGGTCGGCCTTGCGAGGTGAGATTTCCCCTGAGATTTCTGCTCAGGTTCAACGCTCTACCGCTGGACGAGCTTTGTCTGGAGGATTTGGTGGCGGATCTGGATTCGGTCGTGCGCTAACCGCTCGCGACTTGGGGTTGACTGGGATGCAGCTTCAGAATCAGGGTCTGGCTCAAGCTCAGAACTTCATCCAGCAGCAGCGTGCGGTGGGCATGGCTCAACCGTTCTCGGTGAGCAGCATGTTCATTACGCCGAGCCAAAGAATTGGATTCATGCAGCAGCAGCAACAGCTTCAGTATGGACGCGATTTGCAAGCCGCTCAGGCCGCTGCTTCCGCTTCTCCGATGCAGCAAGCGTTGCAGAGTGCTGTCACTGGATTTGGTGGTCAGGTTGGCGGCGCGCTGTCGCAATATGGAATTTCGAGTGCGTTGATGTCTCAACTGCCAGGGGTATATCGACCGCCATCGTCTTACAATCCCCAGAACGATCCTGAGCTTTATTCTTTTCCGAGAACAAATACCTCTGAAATAGGGCCGCAATCTACCAGCCTATTCCCAGAATACAGCTCGTCCAATTTCGGACTCTAAATCTTATGGCCGACCAATCTCTTCAAGCATTTCAGCTAGGCGCATCGCTGTTCGACCGCGCGCAGACGCAGCAGCGGATGATGGAGCAGTTGCAGATGCAGACGGCTGATCAGATCATGCGTCAGCGTCAGGCGGATCTTCAGAACAAGATCCAGTCGAAAGCGTATGCGGATGCACTTGCAGAGTCGGAGGCGCAGAATCTGGAATACGACGCTTTTCAGAACTTCAACCAGCAGGTGTCTGATTTTTTGAACAGCACTACTGAAGGTGCTGCGATGCCAGCTCTTCCGAGATTCAAATCGAAGCAATTCAATCAAGAGGCGACACGTTTGGTAAACGGTCTGGAACCTTATTCTGCTCGCGCTGAACTGATTAAAAAGCAGGCCAAACTTGCCGCTTTCACTGATCAACTTGAAGCGAAGCGAATTGAGGACGCTCGAAAATATGGCGCATTAACGCGCACCGCTGATGGAAAGTACGTCATTGATGATGCGTTAATTGCTAAAAAGCGCACAGAAGAAGAGCAGCTCGGAAAAGCGTCAAAACTTGGAGCTTTAGGGCGTCTTGGAAAAAACACCGTTCAGAGCATGATCGACTCTGGGCAGATTCCTCAAGAAATCGCACCGCAAGCTATCCTTGCTGCCGAAAGTTTCGAAAAATCAAAGACCGGAGCAGTCGGAAAGAATACGGATCTGTTTATTGAAGCTGCCAAGGCTAAAGCAAATGCTTCAGGTCAAGAGCTTACGCCAGTCAAGGAAGCTGAACTGAGGCAGACATTTATCGGCGGAGGTGGACGGCTCAAACCGCTTGAGACGAAAACAGCCACAAAGCTGGAGGACGAGTTTGCCGTCATGGAAACGATTGACTCTCTTCAAGACGGAATCGCCGCGTTTGAGAAGCGGTATCCCGGCAAAAAGTTCACCGACTTTCTGGGAGCAATTCCGACCACTGAAATTAAGATTCGCTCGTTGATTCAAACCGAGAAAGACCCAATGAAGCAGGAAGCACTAGGATTGCTGGCCGACTTCATGGGCGTTGTTAATCGCACCGCAAAAACCACTTCTGGCCTAAACGTCACCGAAAGCGAAGGTAAACGAATCGCTCAAGAAATCGGCGGATCATTTGATAAGAATTCGCTCATCAAACTTGATCGATTCAGGAATCGAATTGAGCGGAGTGCGCGTGGAACCATTGGGAGAAACATCGACAAGGCTCTTCCTTCATTCTACGAACGCTGGTCAACTACTCCATTTGGGACGCGAACTACGGCAGCATATTCTGCTCCTGGCGTTTCGTTCCAATCTACGGGGCAATCGACCGAATCGATGAGCCTTGAAGATATGCAGCGTTTGATTCAGCAGTTGGAAGCCAAGCAATAATATATGCCACTTTCACAACAAGAATCAGAACTTCTTCAGACACTGAAAGCTGAATTAGCTCGTCGAACAGCGTCAAGCAACGCTGTTCCGAATCAACCTTCTGTTCCTCAAGTTGAAGCTGCTGCCGCTGTAGGATCGACGGCTCAGTTGAATCAGGCGGTTCAGGATGCGAGCAATGTAGGCCAGCAAGAAGGAGGGTTCATGGCTGGCCTGAAAGAAGTGTTCCGTGGAATAGGAACCGGAGGCGGCGGTTTGTCTGGAGGTGAAGTTCTTCGCGCACCTATTGCTGGAGCTGAAACCCCCGAAGGTCAAAAGTTTCGTCAGGCAGCAAGATTTCAGGCCGCTACTGGAGCTGGAATAGTTGCCCCTGAACTTCTTGCCGCAGCGGTTCCAGAGGTTGCCGCTGGAATGACCGCAGCGGGAGGAGCTACACGGCTGGCTCGCACTGGTCAATTTCTTGAGCGTTCAGGCGCTCAAGCACTTGGAGGTGGAGCGGGTGGCGCTGCAACTGGAGCGGTAGAAGCGTTGCCTGAACTTGCTCGCGGAGAATACGGAAAAGCTGCTGAAACGCTCGGCGAAAACATTCTGGCGGGAACAGCTCTTGGCCCACTTGTCAGTGAGGTGGGCGTTCCCGTTCTCGCCGCTGGGGCTAGGCAGTTTGTTAAGCCTGCAATCGCTGCAAAGGAGTTTCTTACTGGAGGTGGATTTAGGGGTGCAGCAACGACGTTTTTTCGACCTCGCTACGCTCCTCGCGTTGGCTCTCTGGAGACTTCGCAGATTCGGGACACCATTGAGTCTTCTACTGGCGTAAGAGTTCCACTCGGTGTTGCTGAGGCAATTGGCGAGCCGGGACTTGTCGAAGCAATCAAGAACGCTCCAGTTGGTGCGGAGGTTACACCTCAACACATGGAAAGCCTTAAGAGGCTGATCGTCCTGAATGCCGCCGAGCTTGGCGGAAAGAACACTGGAATCACAACCGACGAGCTGGCAAAGAGTGCTGTCGATATTTTGAGGAGGCGACTTGGAGCCGTTTCTAAGCCTTACGAAGACGCAATCGGAACGCTTTCAGCGCAGTTGAAGCCTTCAATCGACAAAGGTTTGATTGATGTTCAGAACTCAGCCAATGCGCTGATTCCCGGCACTGCCGCAACACCTTCGTTTCTTGGAAACAAGTTCCGAGAACTTCAACAGGCTGGGTACGATTTCTTCAAGCAAACTGATACCAAGAATTTCAACGCGCTTCGGAATGATGCTTTTTATCAAAATCTGACAGTAAAAACACCAAGCATGTCTGAGTGGGCCAACAACATCGACGCGCAAGCAGTCCAGATGTTTAAAGGAACACCGGAGCAAGCTGGTGGACTTGTTGATGAGTTTGGATTTCAGATTCCTAAGGAAGAGGTTCTTGCAACTCGCGGAATTCCTTCAACCTATCCAAAAGGTACGCGCGAATATGTGGCCGCTATCGGAAACATGACTGAAGATCAGTCAATTGATGCACTTCGGAGATATCGCACTCAGATTGGAGATTCCATCGGAAAGGACGACCTGCTTCCCGGCCTTTCAGACAAGGCAAAGAAAGACCTTTACAAGGCAATCACCACGGACATCGACAATGCAATTTCTAATCTACCAACAGGAACTCTTCGAGAAAAACTCGACGTTGCAAACAAGTTCCACCGCGAAAACGTAGACAAGTTCGTTGGCCGTCAAGTTCAGTCGCTGATCAAAGATGTTGGCGCAGAAGGCGGTGCTGGACCTGCATTAATCGCAAGCAAGCTAGAGTCCGCTGATGCCCCCACTTTTCTGGATTCAATCAAGAGCGCGGCTCGACCTGAAGACGCTGCGGCAATCGATTCTACCGCAAAAGAATACTTGTTCAATCAGGCCGCAAAGTCTGGTCTTGATCCGGTTACTGGGGAGATTTCAGTTTCCAAAGTCGTCAACTACATCAATGGGCTTGCGCCTGAACTCCAAAATCAATTCTTTCCGAACGCGAAGCAAATTGCTGGCTTGGCAAAACGTCAATCCGCTCTGGCTGGGCTTGATCCTAATAAGGTGGTTTCAAGCCTTACCGTAGATGCAAATGTTCTTTCTGATGCACTTGGTTCAAAAGCACCTGAGATTCAAAAGACGATTGCAGACGCCATAAAAGCTGCTGGAGAAAGAGATAAGCAGTTGAGAGGAAGCATTCTTGGCGCACTAAAGAAAGCATCTTCAAGCGATGTGACTGACATCGTTTCTCAGAATCCAAAAAAGTTCATCGGTGGAATTGTCGATGGTTCATACACGCCAGAGCAAAGCCGTGCCGCCCTCGACATGATTGGACGCGAAAGTCCAATGCTGGTTCAGCAGCTTCAGTTTCAATACGTCAATGACTTGATAGAAAAGTACACCACATCTGGTGTTCTAAATTCAAAACAATTGGCGTCTGAACTTGCTGGAGAGTCAATGCTAGGGAAGGCAAGTGACGTGAGAAATTACGCCAATGCAGTTCTTGGGAGTGGAAAGGTTTCAAGCCTCAAGTCTGTGATGGATAACGTCGCAAAACTTGAAAAGCTAAAGAGTCCAATCGCATCAAACGATCCGTTTGTAGAAGCGATGGCAAGAACTGCTGGTGCTGCGGTTGGAGAAGCTGTTGGAGGCATTGCTCGCGTTGGCCCGATTGGAATGGCAAACCAAGCGGCACAAGTTGTCAAACTCGCTCCTCGCGTGAAGTACAAGATTGCTTCTTACGTTCTTTCTACTCCTCAGTTGAGAGAACTTGCAATGAAGCCAATCGGACGATTCTCAAAGGACGAGCTTAACGCTGTTCTCCGTGGAACTGCTCAAGCTGTCGCTGCCACCGAAGGTGAAGAATCTCCCGACATCGATGAACTCCAGAACCTCGAACGATGAAAACCTCCCTATCCAAAAAGGGTAACACCTATCAGGGCAAGAAGGTGACGCTCAACAAGCCCTTCTACACTCCTGGAGAGCGAAAGAAGAGCGCGGTGTACGTCAAGAATGACAACGGCAACGTCATCAAGGTTCGCTTTGGAGATGCCAACATGACGATCAAGAAGTCGAATCCTGAGCGTCGCAAGAATTTCCGCGCGCGGCATAACTGCGCGACGGCAACCGATAAAACGACTCCTCGGCACTGGAGTTGCAAATCATGGTAATTTTATGGACAAGATGAAACTTGGCGGTGGCGGACGTTACGAGAAACTCGTTGGTCAGCTTGAGAAGAAGGGTGTGAAAGATCCGAAGGCTTTGGCCGCATGGATTGGCCGTTCTAAGCTAGGTAAAAAAAAGTTTCAGTCTTTGGCGGCAAAAGGCCGTCGCCGAGCGTTGCGCGAGAAAGCTAACGCTTAGGATATCGACCTTTGGAGTACGGCTTCTTGCTGGCCGACTCTTTATCAACGACGAACTTCTCAGGTTCCGCGTAGTTCCATGAGATGTCGCCGCCTGTGCCACGCTGGATCATAATCGATCCGGTGACTTTTCCGTCCTTGTCCGTCATGCCGGAACGGTCAGCCCGTTTCGCCATTCCGAGCATGAACTTGCGAGGATTGTTGAAGCCAACCTCCTTCATCACAATCACCTCTCTCGCCCAGTTCGTTAGATCGGACGATCCGAATCCTGAGTAGGCCAAATCTGCCACGCTCTCCGGCTTGTCGTCCTTACCCTTCGGCTTGGGGAAGTGATGGACAAGTACTAGGACTACGCCCGTCTCCATCATAATCGGCTGGAGCAAGTGCCGCGTAAAGTTCGCGCAGACCTCGATGTCCGCAGGATTGCCGCCCATGTAGGAGAGCAGCGGATCGATGTAAACCACGTCAGCTTTGGTCTTGCGAACGAGGCGACGGAGCATTGTGGCGAAGTCAGAACCCGTTCTCACGGTTTCGCGGAAGAAGAGCATGTCCACGCTCCGCAATCCTCGCTCCCAGTTCTCTTTTCCGAACGTCATCTGAGCAGCTCCTTTCAGCGCATCATGCTGATCAGCGATGTCGTTCTCAGCTTGGATGTAGGCCACCTTCAGCGCGCGCACAGGTTTGACACCGAACCACGCTTCACCGGACGCCCACTTCATCCCCTGATACGCGGCCATTGAGCTTTTGCCGCAACCACTTTGGCCTACGAAGAGAAGCGATGAACCGCGACGCAACCATCTGTCACCGATCAGATTGTCAGGATCATTCTTAGGGTCGTACTCGATGATGCTATCGAGCGAGAACTCCTGAGGCATGTCCTGCGACTCCAAATAGTCCGTGAACGCATCCCAGTTCACAGAACCAACATTGATGGCCAACAGCTTCTGCTCCTTGCCATCGCGCATCACACCGGCCAACCGGCTGAATCTACTCGCGTTCTTGTTCTTCGGATCGATTCCGAGAGCTTCTAACTGGCGATAGACGACATCACGACGCTCGTTCCATTCCTCCTTGTTCGCTGCATCGACGCGCACCCAGCCGTGCAAGCTCTTGCCGCCGGAATCGATGACGACGGACATCGGCAGCTTCGACTCCTTGAGAATCGTCCATTGCTCGTCCTTGGTCTTCTCGTCCATCTCGACCAGGACATGGCGGAACGCTGCCACGCCGGAATCAGAACCGCTCTCGTCGAAGCACGGATTGACTCGGACATAAGCACCACGGCTGTCAGGACCGTTCCACATGGAACTAATTGGCGGCGTGAAGTGGTTCTTAATCCATTCGTCGCGATTGAGGAATGTACCCTTGGAGTTTGGCCGAGTCCGACCTTCCTCATCGCTGACGATGTCGTTGCAGATGCAGACAACTTCGTCCGGTTCAAAGCAGGCTTTAAGGAAGTCGATTGTGGTCAACCTAGATTCCGGCTCAGGTACTGGCTGAATCTTATGAACGACGAACTTGCCGGTGGGCGAGATGGGCGTTCCGCCCTGACCGATGCCGGGATGCGATTCCAGAAGCCAACCACGCGGCTTGTCGTGCGCTACTTTTGCAGCCTCGCTCAACTTGTGAGCCAGTTCATGCGGCTTCCACGGCGGGAGGCATTTCGAGTTGTACTCATGCATGAGCGTCTCGGCATCCCCCGCATTCAGCTCAAAACCGTGTATGAGCGAGGTTGCTACTGCGAAGGTTGCTCCATGCCCATTCTGACCTGAGACGGCTCCTGGCGTGTTACGCAGCCATGCGCGCGCACGATCTACTTTTGATTGATTCATTCGATTCCAAGTTGTTTTCTCGCTATTTCCCCGCTTCGACCAAGATCAGTCTTGGCGATTTCGGAGAGGACTGAATTTGATTTCTCTAACTTGCTGAAAAGGAGAGCAAGCTCTTTGGGAGTCATCAGATATTTGCTCCAATGCTGGATAGCGATGGAGCGTGACTGAAACTTCGCAAAGAGCTGCTCTTGTGCGGCGATGTAAAGTTTAGGGCTTCGCATCTATCAGGACGAACTTAGCTTTGAATTCAGCTTTCGTTCGAACGTAGATCTTGGCCTTGCCATCGCGCATGTAGGCCACGCCTGACCACTTGGTTTCTCCGATGCGTATTTCTACGTCGTCGGACAGGAGTTCAACCTCCACTGAGCTGTTTCCTGAGTTCTTGAATTTCATCTTCAGAAGCGTCGTCGAGATGGCCGACTCCAACCGCTTGCCATCCGCCATCCACGCTGCGTTTTGGCTTCGCTGGCTTGCTCATCCAACCTCGAAGAATCGCATAGTCAATGAGGCGCGGAGCTTCCTTCAAGAGTTGTTCTCGGGATATTTCAGATGCTTTCATCGGAATTGATTCGTTTGACCGTACGACCGCGACGGCCGTCGGAACGTCGCATGCCGAGTTCAGTTTGCTCTTCGCTGGCGAATCCACGGCGCACAAGCCATTCCTTGTACTTCTTGTCGATGTACGCGAAATCGATTCGTGGCGTTGATTCATCGGCTTCAGCGATTCTGACTATTTTGTTCGCACTGTTTAGGCTCATATATTTTCTGTATTCGTTTGTATGCTTTCTGTGTGTCGGTGCAGTCAATGCACAGGTCGAAGTCTCCTCCGATTGTGCATCCGCAGCCAAGTGCTTTCGCAAGCTCCTTGGAAATCCATTTGTACTCTGCCAGCTCTTCTTTGATGTCTTCGAGTTCTTGGCTCATTTGAGGACAAAGAGAATGAAGTATGCGCTGGTGATAACGACGCCCATCGCGAATGCGGCGACACACGCTTGTTTGAATTCTTCGTTAGTTGGGCGTTTGTTTTTGAAGAACTTCATGGGAGCGTTCATGCGTGAAGCGAGCGAAATCCGTCACAAGGGTTAAGATCGTTGAGAAGAAACTTGGACGCGAAAATGCGTTCGGTCAGGTGTGGATGGACACAAACTTGATCGAAATCGATCCGAGACAAAGCGAGAAGGATCGAATCGACACTGTGATTCACGAATTGCTTCATCTTGCAAAGCCACACTGGTCTGAAAAACATGTCATCCGAATTGCCGCGTTTATTGCTAGGGCGTTGTGGAAGGATGGTTATCGTCGCATTCATCAGCGTCCGCCTCCTTGAGCGTAATGGAGAATGAGCAGGGCGTCACAGTTCTTGAGACTGACATCCAGATGCGGATACAGCTCCTGAGCCTTGGTGCGTAGTTTTCGCTTCCATTCAGGGCCGGTAGCGCATGCTTTACGACCTCCGAGTCCAAGCGGATCTTGCCATATCTTCGGCTCTACACGATGCAGCGCATACCCCTGAGCGTAGGCCAATCCTTGGATGATGCCGTAGTTTTCATGGAGTGTCGCAACACTCGCAGCGGGCGTTAGCTTGGACACGAACTTGGGAACCCTCTCAATCCACAAGTGGCTATCTGATAGTTTGAATCTGATTAGTAGTTGCGCCATATCGGGCAACGATTCGGGCATTGGGAAGAGCAAAATTTCATCTGCCGTTTTGACCGCGAATCCGCCTCCGACACCAGGATCGACCGCAACGATTGTTTGGTTTGATTTCATTTTAGTAGCAAAGGACCGTTATTTGTTCCGCCGCAATACGCACGGCGCTCTTGGTTTCACCGCCATCACTCCACTTCTCAACCTTCACGCGGCCTTTGACGCGCACCAAAGCGCCGTTCTGAATCTCGATAATCTTCTCCGCAACTTGTCCCCATGAGGACAGTTCGAATTCATCGTAATCTTCGTGAAACCTGCCGTCCGCATCCGTCCAATGACGAGCGACGGATATAACGCGGCGCACCATAAGCGCGCCTGTTTTGGTTTCGGTTTGGCGGCTGATGCCCCGTAGTTCGCCGATCAGATAAACCACGTTCTCTGTGGGCGTGGCTGTTTCATTCGTTGTTGTAATTGATGCACTCATTGGAAAACGCAACCTAGTTCACGGTAGCATTTCATTCGCTTCTTTGCGTGGAACGCTCCGATGGGATGAAACTTGTCCGAAAAATCAACGATTGTCGCACAGTTTTTGGAATCTGTTTTTCGCAATGCGCGACTCGCCCTCTGAATCGTCTTCTGCGACGACCGACCGCCACTCACCATGATGAGCAGTTCGACATTCGGAAGATCGAGTCCTTCGTCGGCCAGTGATGTCGCAATCATGGTCCGCAGGTTGCCAGCCTTGAATTCTTCCATGTAGGCGCGTCGATCCTTCTTCCCAATCTTGGAATGAACGAGCCGAGAATTCGGAATCGATTGCTCGTACTCCTCGCCAAGCGTGATGCGTGGGATGAGGATCAGGGTCTGCATGTCGAGGTGTTCCAGCGCGTAATTGACGGCGTACGCATTGCGCTCGCGGTTCTGGCAGATGCCGATGTCCACAATCGATTCCCAGGCGCACATGCGTTTCAACTCTTCGTCACTTATCCGCATGTACCGACTCCGCGCATTGAAGAGCCGGTCGATGTTGTCATCGATCTTCTGCTGAATGTTCAGGTCGGTGGCATCGCTGATTTCGAGGTAAGCGTCGGCCAATGAATCGCCGATGTCGCTTCGCTTGATTTCGTAGGTGCGGTTGAAGAAGAGCGTTCGCGTTACGGCATTGCGCTTTTCATCGTCGCACCAAGGAGTAGCATCGAAGCCATAACGCGGCCCGTTACAGGACTCGATGATGCGACGCCATCCGGCAGCAGGACTATGCTTGGCTTCGTCAACGATCAGCATGTCCTTCTTGCTGAAGTCCACCGATTCATGCGGACAGCGGATATCCACAATCTCGTCAGGCACACCAGCGACGCGAAGCGATGTGCGCGCTTGCTGACATGTCTCGCGGGTTGGGGCAAGCCAGCCGAATCTTCCGATGGATTGATGTTTGTGAAAATACTGGATAATGCTCGCGGCAATCCACGTCTTGCCACTGCCTGCGGGTGCGATGATCAGGCCATCGTCAGTTTTGGCCCACTCTACTGCTTTCTGTTGGTATTCTCTTAGATTCATAATTTTAGGAAATTTGCCCCTCCG